CCGCTTATTGCACTCAAGAGGATGCCTGGGGGATTGTGAATCAACCCCTTACGCACCATTGGGCGCGATCCAACGCTTAGAAGGGAGATAGCTTCGCTCCGTGGAGTATATCGAGAATACACGATAGACCCCATCCGGTGTTGCGTCACCTTCCCAACTAATAACGGACACACAACCGACAAGGGAACCTTAACCCCAGATACATCGGTTTCCCAGGGCGGGACAGGAATCATCCTGATCCCACTCATAAGATAACCGACAGATCGAGGGAGAAAGATCCCATGGTTGCTGCTCCATACGTTGAGTCTGTTTATTAGCGAATACACATCCTGCGCCGACTTCAAGCTGCGGCAATAAACACCGCGGACATTGTAGCCGTTCCAAAAATCGGAACCGCAGGACTCGCGAAACGGTCCCGAGTTATAGCTCTTGTCGAGGTTAACCATGAAACCAATGCGTTCGAGGATATTGACAACAAGGTTGTAAGCCTCACGGCGAACAACGATGTCGTCACCAAAAACAGCAAAGGTTCCAAGGCAATCGCCTCGGGGGTATACAATCTCTAAATCTAGAGCTTTGTACACACCAATAACTACAGAGCTAAACAGAATCGTCTGTAAAGGAAACGTAAAAGCGTTTCCCATAGACGACACCATATGCAACTTACGGACCTCCCCATTCGGGAGCTGTACCTTCCCAGATCGGCACTCCATCAACCACGATCTAACGTAGTTGGGAAGTATCTGCCTCAAAAGGTTGATACTCACTGTGTCAGATGCAGAACTTAAGTCAATAGTACCAAAAGTTCCGCACTTCGACCCAGCGTCAGCAAGGCGCCTGTTCTTATCAGGTTGGATGGCCAAGTTTATACCAAACTTGTCTTCCAAAGCTGATTCAAAAAGACGACCTAGACCCTTCTGAACTAACATGTTCAATACGGGTTCAGTGCATATAGTCCGTGAAATTTCGCGTGATTTAGGCACAAAAGAAAGCCGTCCACCCTGTACTTCTCTGAATCCTCCAAATTGGTCTGACCGGATCTTTTCGGCCTCTAACCATAGGGGATATCGAGATACTTCGCTCATATAGAGCGAATACAGTGAAGAACTTGTCCCCGTCATCGGGCCAGCAGCTATCTTATGATAGAAACTGTCACCGGTGGCGCCAACTGATGCGCCAGGACCAACGGCCATACCCTCACAAACCTTCTGAGGGTTGATCCAGTAGTCTTGGTTAGGCTGGAACCAAAAGTCATAAATGCACTTTCGGAACTCGCCCAGAGCAACAGGCTGAATTTCAGTCATATGCTCAACATCGATTGTGCGAAAATTCTCACAGTGAGAATTACACGCAAGAAACTTAGATAAGGCAGCACCATCGGCGTCAGCAGACTTCCCATCTTCAAACTTTTTGAAGACAGA